CGCCAAGTCAACAACTAAATCTAAAGATACTTTAAAATCAGATGTTATAAACACAATAACAAATTACAATACAGGCACATTACAAAAATTTGATAGTGTATTCAGACATTCAAAACTAACAGGATTAATAGATGATACAGACGCAAGTATTTTATCTAACATAACAACTTTAAAAATAAGAAAGAATTTTACGCCTACAATAAACTCTGCTACAAAATACGATATCTATTATAGAAACGCTTTATACAATCCTCATTCAGGACACAATATGGCCTCTGGTGGTATTTTAACTTCCACAGGATTTAAAGTAGTTGGTAGTAATAATGAAATGTTTTTAGATGATGATGGTAACGGAAATGTTAGAAGATTTTTCCTAGTATCAGGTGTAAAAACATATGCAGATAATAACCAAGGTACAATTAATTATGAAACAGGTCAGGTAACTTTAAACTTAATTAATATTGCCTCTATATCAAATATTAGAGGCGCTGCTTCAACGGTTATAGAAATTACGGTACAACCAAACTCAAATGATGTTGTTCCTGTAAGAGACCAAATTGTAGAGATTGATGTAGCAAACTCAATCATTAACGTAGAAGAGGATAGTTTTGTTGGTGGTTCTGCTGAGGCAGGCGTTGGTTATACGACATCAACAAGTTATTAATGAATAATGGCAAAGTTCAATGAAAAAATATCAGCAATTATTAATGCTCAGATACCAGAGTTTGTCGTTGCTGACCACCCAAAGTTTGCCGAATTTCTAAAAGTCTATTATCAATTATTAGAATCAGCAGAGTTAAGAGTTAAAGATGTTCAAAACACCGTTGGTGTTTTAATTGAAACTGAAACTGGTCAAGAAAACAATCTAGTATATGACGCAACAAAAATAGGTAGTGCAATTACACCTATTGATGAAGGCGATAAAATATTATTAGAAGAAACAACTTACGGAAAATTTATTGTAGGAGAAACCGTAAAGGGTAAAACTTCAGGTGCAGAGGCAAAAGTATTAGTAGAAGATTTAGCAAATGGTAGATTGTTTATATCTGCTCAAGATAAATTTATTACAAATGAAATAGTTGAAGGTTTAGAATCTTTAGCGTCTGCTACTATTACTAATTATAGACCTCAACCTGTACAAAATATTTCAGACCTTGTAAACTTTAGAGACCCCGATAGAGCAATTGAATCTTTTTTAAATAACTTTAGAAATGAATTCTTAGCAACTTTACCTGAAGTATTAGATAGTGAAGTTAATAAAAGAAATTTAATTAAAAATGTTAAATCATTATATAAGGCAAAAGGTACTTCAGCTGGTCACTCATTATTTTTTAGATTATTATTTAATGAACAATCAGAAACAATTTATCCTAGAGAAAACTTATTAAAAACTTCAGACGGACAATTTGACTCTTTAAAAATTTTAAGAATTCTTGAAAGAGTAGGTAATACAGAGGGATTAATTGGTAGAACAATTACAGGTAAAGACTCAAGAGCAACTGCTATTATTGAAAACTTATCACGTTTTCAAATTGGTGATGATACAATTACAGAATTAGTTTTAAACCAAGATAGTATTGTTGGTACTTTTCAAATAGGTGAAGAAGTATCAGGAACAAAAAGTGAAACAGATGACTTCTTTATAAAGGCAGATATTACAGGTATTCCTGGAACAAAAACAATTACAAATTCAGGTTCACTTTACAAAATAGATGACAAAGTTAAAGTTACCGCTGGTGGTATTGGTGCATTATTTCAAATATCGGATATCGGTGCAGGTCAAATTGATAAATTAATTTTAGATGATGTAGGTTCTAATTATGAGATTGGTGATACAATTAATTTTGACAATACAGGTACTTTTGGTAATAACGCTGCCGGTTTTGTTAGTATTGTAAATGGTAGTATTGTAGACCAAAATGGCACTAAAGCACCTGCTGATGGTTCAGAGGACAGAATTCTTTTAGAAGATGAAACTTGCGCCGGTGATATTTATGAGGGACAAGATATTGTTCAAGAATCAGCAACAACATCTCCTGAAGTTCCTGGTTTTCCTGGTTCAGCAGATAATTCAAGTGGTCAAATAACAAAAGTTTTCTTATCAGATACAGGTAACGGATATAAAAGTTTACCTACAACAACTATTACAAGTTCAACAGGTAATGGTGGTAAAGTTGTTGCATATGGTGATAATGTAGGAAAAATTAATTCATTAAAAACGGTAGAACACGGTAAAGGTTATGAGACAGCACCGTCACCAACTTTAGATTTTGTAAAAAACTTTTTAGTAATTGATATTTCAGGTACGTTTATAGCTGGCAATACTTTTACTACTTCAGGTTCAGCTTCAGGTAAAATTTTAGAGTTAGATACAAATACGCAAGTTTTAAAATTAGATGAAGTTACCGGTACTATTAATATAAATGATACTATAACATCACAAACAGGCGGTACTTGTAAGATTAAAGAACACAATTTAGCAACTGCTACCGTCAATGTTGTACCAATAACAGATACAGATGGTGAATTTATTAATGAACAAGGTAAACTTTCTGAAAGTACAATGAGAGTACAAGATAGTTTATACTATCAAGATTTTTCTTATGTAATAAAAGTTGGTCAATCTATTAATGCTTGGCGAGATAGTTTTAAAAAGACTATGCATACTTCAGGTTTTTATTTTACAGGACAAGTTAACGTTGCAACTCAATTAGATTTAAGTTTGAAATCGCCAGTTATTGGTTCTGTTTCAGGTATTGCTGATAGTCCATTTATGAGATTAATCAATACACTATTCTCTACAATTTTTGGTAGAAGATTAGGAACAAATACAGACGGAACAAGTAAGAGAGCTAACCCACAAACTAGTGGACAAATAGATAGCGACCCATTAACACACGAACATTTTAGTGATAATCAAAGAGACGTGACCTTAACAAGGGCACCTCTTGAAATTGATTATTTAAGTAGAGTTAGAAGAATAATACCTGATTCTACAACTAATCATAACGTTAGACAAGGACACGCATACGCAGGACCGAGATATGCATTTTTAGATAAAAATATACAAACTATATTTGATGGTGCTGGTTTTACATTTCAGACCTTTCACGATATAAAAATTATAGGTACTAGAACAGGATTAGATGGTCAACCAGCAATATTCATTGCTACATCACATCCAGATGGTAGAAATCTAAAGACTAATTTTACAATACCTGCTACGATTGCAACTAACAAAAACCTCTTTTCTAACACAATTACCAACTTCAGTCAAACAACAGCTACGTTTGATGATACAACGCCTTAGGAATGATTATAAATAGTAGAGAGATTTAAAATATGGCAAAGAGTACAATAAATTTAGGAAGTTCACCAAATGACGGAACAGGTTCAAACCTACGTACAGGTGGTACTATAATCAATAATAACTTTAACGAGATATATTCTAATTTCGGTGATGGTACAAACTTAAAACCATTCATTGACTTTGCAGATGACTCGTCAACGGTTTTAAGAACAAACATAGGTAATCCTATTACGGTTACTGGTGGTCTTGGTATTCAAACTTCAATTACTTCAGGTAAATTACAAATCGCAGTAGATAACTCGGTACTAACTGCTAACGCAACTGCTACACTTACAAATAAAACTATTAGTTTAAGTAATAATACCGTTTCAGGCACATTAACAGAATTTAATAACGCAATAAGTGGCACAGAATTTGCTACGACAGACCAATCTCAAACTATTACTAATAAAACTATGAGTGGTGCGTTAAATACATTTTCAGCAATACCAAATACTGGTCTTGCTAATTCAGGTATTACAATTAGAGATAACACTTCAACAACAGATGTTGTAAATTTAGGAGAAACATTATCTATTTTAGGTACTGGCTCTGTATCAAGTTCGGTAACAGGTAATACGGTAACTCTAAACGTATCAAACTTAACAAATGCTGACTTATCAGGTAGTGCAGGTATCACTAACGCAAACTTAGCTAATTCTTCAATAACAATTGGTAATGGTTCTGTAAATTTAGGAGATACTTTAACAAGTACAGGTAATTTTAATTTAACAGGTTCATCTTCAATTTCAGGTACAGGTACAATTGACCAAACTGGTTCAGGTTCTAAAGTTAGATTTAATTTTGCTAACGTACCTAGTTTCCCTAGTTATTCAACATACTCTGGTTCAATTGCGATTGATGAAACAAATGAGATAATGAAATTCGCTTCGCCAAGTGCTTGGATTGAAGTATTATCAGAAAACTCTGTATTAGATAAAATTTCAAACGTATTTCAAACTGGTGTACAAAATGGTTATGTACTAAAATGGAATTCAGGTACTGCTCGTTGGGAAGCAGGTGCAGAATCAGGTGGCGGTTCATCTTTAACGGTACAAGATGAGGGTAGTGCCTTATCAACAGACGCAACAACATTAAATTTCGTAGGTGCAGGCGTAACCGCTTCAGGCACAGGTGCAACAAAAACTATTACGATAGCAGGTGGTGGTGCAAGTGCTTTAGATGATTTATCAGATGTAACCAATTCATCACCAGTTGCAGGACACACTTTAGTTTATGATGGTTCTGGTTGGGTACAGGCAACAACACCAGTTTCTCAACTATTGGTAACATCAAGTGGTTCTAGTGGTTATAGATTTACAGGTGCAGGTTTCCCTTCAACTTCAGGTAATAATCCTGATTTACATTTAAAAAAAGGTCAAACTTATTACTTTATTAACAACTCTGGTGGTTCACACCCATTTAGAATACAATCAACAACCGGTACAGGTGGTACAGCGTATAATACAGGAGTTACCAACAATGGTGCTGCTTCGGGTGCAATAATATTTCACGTTTCAATGGATAGTCCAGCAACTCTTTATTATCAATGTACTAATCACGGTGCAATGGTAGGAAACATTAACATAACATAGTGAGAAGTCTTATAAATATTGATTAAGGAAGAAAAAATATGCCAGCAATTATAACAAACAAGTTTAGAATACACAACTCTGAGCAGTTTAAAGAATCTTTTTCTGAAGCTTCAGGAAACACATATTATCTAGGTATTGGTAGAGCAATGCCATTTAATACTGCTACAAGAGGAGATGGTAGAACAGACAATCAAGGTACAGATGTTTTACCAATTACACCAGCCGACAATGCAAATGCAGAGTCATTTACTTATGATGACCTATTAGCAGTTAAAAAAGTAGCAGATACAGATACAGCTTTTGTAGCACCAAGAAGAAACTGGATAACTGGTACAACATACGATATTTACAGACACGACTATGGCGAAAGAATTACTGGCACAACAACTCAACAATCAGCTAATAGTGGTGTATTTAATTTATTTGACGCAAACTTTTATGTACTAAACTCAGCAAGAAACGTTTACAAATGTTTAGATAATAATAACAATTCTGCCTCAACGGTAGAACCTACTGGAACAGACACAATTGTATTATCAACTGCTGATGGTTACAAATGGAAATATATGTACACAATGTCTGCTTCTGAACAATCAAACTTTTTATCAACTGACTTTATGGCAGTTTCAACAAACGGTTCAGTATCTTCAAATGCTGTTGACGGTTCAATTGACATTGTAAAAATTAAAACTGCTGGTTCAGGTGGTACAGATGGTACTCACACAAATATTCCGATTAGAGGTGATGGTACTGGCGGTGTTGTATCGGTGACGGTAACTTCAGGTGCAGTAACCTCGGTAGCGGTAACTACAGCAGGTTCAGGTTATACTTTTGCAACAATCAGTAATGCTCAAATAGTAGCTGCTGGTGCAACTAATTTAGTTGGTGCAGAATTAGATGTAATTATCCCACCAAAAGGCGGACACGGATTTAATGCAGTACAAGAATTAGGTGCTTTCTTTGTAATGACAAATACAAGTTTAGAAGGAACAGAATCAGCAAACTCTGGTGA